CGAGCGGGAAAAGATAACGCCCGAATGGACGGGCGAAAATTGGATGGCGTACATCAGACACGATGATGAGTTCTTTGGCCCCACACCCCTAATCGCAGCCATGCGCTGCTACGTCGCCTCTGTACTGGGCGACACCGTGGAAATCCCGGAGGAACTGCAACTCAAAAACAAACTTTATGAGGTGCTCTGATATGACACGCGAAGCAGAGCTTGACGTTCTCATCGCCCAGGCCACTGCGCTGATGCGGGAGATTGGGATGATGGGTCTGGGGGACATTCGCCGCGAACCCGACCGATTGGGCCGGCTGCAAGGGCAACTGCTGCTGGCCGCAATCCGATTGGAGGCTTTCCATCGACGATGATCGAAGTAGACGGAATTCCCGGCAAGATTCTCAAACTCAAAGGGCAAAGGGTTCTGGTCCTGCTATATGGCTGGCCCTTCCCTCGATGGGTTGATAAAACAGAAGTACAACTCGCGCCCTTTGTGAGCGCGCCATTCTAAGGAGAAGAAATGAGCCAGTTTGACTATTACACCCTGCGTTTCAGCAAGTACGGAGGCATCGATGTACTGGGATGGGGCGTTTATGAGAAAGGATCGGTCCTAGAGGGGCAGTCCAAAAAGGTCTTTTTGGATAACTTTGAGACAGAAGATGAGGCTCGCCGCGCCTATCCACTGGCTGGTAGTTTCTCAAGCGCATGGACCGATCCACAGGTCAGCCTGTCGCATTTGCCGAGCGAAAACGACCCTGTCCCCGGCGGGATGTACCCAGACGATTGGGAGTAAGCCATGACCATCACAACCCGCGCACAACAACGCGCCATCGTTGACTTTATGGACGCAGCTCGCACCAACGGCATCAGCAATCTGTGGGCCTGCCTTCCCGCCAGACACCCGCTCATGAAGTCCAAGAATCGGCCTGGGCAAATCCGCAAAATCAAGGATTCGATTGCAGAGGGGTGGGATGAGTTGGGCAATCGGGTTCGGCTGACTCCCGACCTGCGCGTATTGCAAGACTGTATTGGAGATTGACGAATGAAAACCTATTACAAAACAACAGATGTTCAGCGGACATGGTTGCGCCATGGATGGTCAAAAACTAGCAGCACGAATAGATCGCTGGCAGAATCCTGGGGATTAAAAGGATGGAATCCCCCGTCCGAAGACCCGGAGGTTCAAGCAAAGTGGAATCTGTTCAAAACTCTAAACACCGAGGCTCAGAAAACATGAGTCTGCGCCTGTACGGAGGTCGCGTTCCTGTCCAGACCGGACACCCCGACAATCCGATTCGACTTGTGGATTTTCCCAGCCGGGATCAGTTTGATGACCTGTACGGAAATCAGATCAAAGCTGATAGTCGGGACAGGTACTTTGATATGCTGCTGGCCCGATCTCAGGGGCAGACCCTCGCCGACGCAGGAAAGATCGGCGGGGTCACCCGAGAGCGAGCTAGGCAGATTGAGGCTAAGTTTTTGCGCTTGATGCGTAAAGCACTGGCTTCAAAGACAAAGACGCTTTGAAGAGGCCCACTCGGAGATGGTAGTCATTGAAATCCTCCCCCACTGTCTCCGAGAGCCAATAAGGCTTGCCTGTCTCCCGAGCGACGATTTCCCCGGTATGACTCGCATCGTTGTCTGCGACGACGATCCCCCCGCTGACGCTTCTCGCTACCTCCTTCAGATTGCCTGCCGAGAAGCAGACATGGATGGTGTAGCGCATCTTCATGGCCTTCATAACGGCTCGGATGCTCAGGCCGGTTGCGTACCCCTCGCAGAAGATGGGTGTTCCCCTTGCGTCAATCACGAACGATGCCCCTTTAGTTCGTTGTCCTTGGAGGAACTTCTTGTCCCCTTCGTGACCGATGAGCTGGCATCCAACAAGCCGCGATCCAAGGCGCATAGGCACAACTAACAAGTTGTTCCAGACATTGCCGATCTCTTCCTTGAATCCCTTCTTCGCAAGATAAGGATGAGTTTGCTGCTTGGACTGATGGAGAATCCACCCGGCCTTTGCCGCCGCCTTGGTTGCGGCCTCCTCTCGCTCTCGATCCCAGCTTTGCACTGCCCGTGCAATATGCATTGGCCTTGCCTCACCGCTCTTCCACATTTCGGGTGACTGCATGGTTGCCCAGTTCTGAACCCATCCGACATCGCCCAGGTATTTGTACCGTCCGTTGCGTTTCCTTGGGTGATCTTCTGTTGGAACAGCAACCCATTTTCCGGGAATCACTGACCCAAGCATCAAGCCGTGCAGCCTTGCGAAATCCTCAAATCTCATTTTGTGGCCCATGTCCTTCCGCGAGCCTTAGCAAACGCAATGTTGCGACTCTTGATCCAGCCTTGAGTTTTGGCGCTGGTCGGGATCGTGAAGGTCTGATCAAGGCCCCTCGGCCATACGCCAAACTTCTCGCGGTACTTGTGTGCCGCCCAATTCGGGTTGTAGCCCCTCATGTTTGCGAAGTACAGAAGCTCTGCGTAGAAGTCGCGCTTCTCAAATTTGTTTTGATTAGCGACCAGCTCCTCCATCTCTCCAGCAACAGCACTGATTTGATTTCTTCGCTGCCTGACATGACCGCAGGCAGGACAACTATCCGCCCCTTTGGGCCAAAGGAATCCGCAAGCCGGACACTTGGACTCTTTCTTGGTCAGTTCATCCGGCTCTTTCTTGGCTTTCTCGACCTTCTTATCGAGGTCAGATACGCCAGCCTCATAAAGCTCGTCCCAGTCCTCCATGAACCGCAGATAGTTGCCACTGTGATCAAGCCAAACAGCAAACTCTTTGGACGGATGCGAGCGCATTACACGCCCCATCTGCTGAACATGGGAAGACAGAGACTTTGAAAATGGCCGCGCACTGACCCCGATCTTTACATCCGGCACATCGAACCCTCGGGTCAGGATGTCTGTTGCAATCAGGCCGTGAATCTCGGTATCGGGCTTGGCAAAGTCTTCGATAGCTTGCCGTTTGAACTCATCGTCATCGAGGTAGCTGATGCTGACAAAGTTGTACCCCTTGCGAGCAAACTGCTCCACCAAGTCAGCGCCATGAGCTACGCCAGCACAGAAAACAATCGTCTTCTCAGGCTTGCCAAAGATCTCATGGGTCTTCTTGATCCACTCCTCGACAATGTCCCCGGTGATCTTCATGCCGCGCTCTGTAACGACATCCTGAGCCCACTCTCCGGCAACCTTTTTGGCTCCGGTCATGTCGATCTCTTTCGCGATGTACACCTTGAGCGGAGCAAGCCAGCCGTTCTCCACAAGCCACTGGTTTGTAGCGCCACACACTACATGCTGGTAAATGTCCCCCAGGCCCTTGGTGAAGGGCGTTGCGGTCAGGCCAATGACCTTTACCTCCGGATGCTTCTTGATGAAATCTGTTGTCTGCTTGCGAGCGATATGGCATTCATCCACGATGAGCATATCGACCTCCGGGAAGTCAGACCTGCGCTCCAGAGTCTGTGCGCTACAGACTTGCAGGCGCTCACGGGCGTCAAACTTCCAATGACCAGACTGATACACGCCGTGAGGCAAACGATACTTGCTGAGCCGAATGCTGGTCTGATCAACAAGAACAAGCCGATCCAGAACCATTGCCGCCTTGCGATACTTGTCTCGCACCGCAGCCATGAGCGCAATAGCAACCTCAGTTTTGCCGAAGCCTGTCGGCGCATACAGTAACTGGGCTTGATGACCCGCCTTGAATCCCTCGCGAAGGGAGTCAATCACCTTTTGCTGGTGTTCTCGCAGTTGTAATTCCATGGGCACTCCTTGCTGCCGCAGAACCCCTGCGGCGTAGGTGAATAAGCACTCAGCCTTCTTGTGCCGACAGCTTCTTCAGCTTGGCCTGAAGGGACTTGACGGCCTCCATCAGTTCTGCGTTCCTCGCTTGAAACATATCTCTGCTATCCCGCAAAGCTGAATTATCAATCTCAAGAAACCGAACCCTTTCCCGCAGCTCCTCAATCGTCTCCTGAGCGTCGATCTTTTCAATCTCAGTGGCATCCCACTGCCCCATCGCAATCGCGTCTCTCAGTTTCTGGTTCTCTGATGTCAGGTCGTTGATGGTGTCGGAAAGCTCTGCGACCCTGTCCATCTCAGGAGAAGTCTCTGGATCAACTTCCTTGTCTTCTTTCTTGCGTGTCAACCTCTCGGTCGGCACGGTCACTTCCTTGCCTTTGCGGGTGAATGTTTTGGTTTTTGGCTCTGGCGCCTTTTCCTGCAACGATGCCTTGATTCTGCCGACAGTCATCTGCGAAACGCCAACACGGCGAGCAATCTCAGCGTTTGTCCAGCCATTGTTGTTCGGGCTATTGAGCAGCCGAATAACAGCGTTACGCCGATCTTCCTGGGTCATGGGCAAGCCGAACCGGGCGTTGTCCTCGCAGGCAAAGTCTTTTGCGTCATCCAAGGTCCCCTGACGAACCTCGGCTTCGATCTCTGGCTTGCCTAACCGAAGAGCAGCGAAGTAACGGTGAAAGCCTGACGCCAGCCAGTGATCAGACCCGTCAAAGAACACCACTACAGGCGGAAACTTGTCCCCCTCCTGCATGGCCTCCGCATACTCGACAACCTTCTCGGTGTTGAGCGAAGACCTGATCTGAGTGTCGCCATCAAGCCGCATCCCTTTGAGCGGCATCAGTTTGATTTGCATCGTCCCTCCAAATGGTTGAGTGTACCAACCCCTATGTTATCAGATGATTGCCCAGCTTGTCATCTGATGTATTGCCAAGGTCTAGGTTCTCCAAGGGGTGGTTCGGGACCACCACTGACCCAGGACAGGCTAGACACAGGCCCGACCCCAGTCCCCCGGAGGCAGCGATCCGTTCGTCGGCGGGTCTGGTACGGCCACCCTTTTTCCCCACCGACTACCCCAGTCCCTCGCTGACAGGCTGGGCCGTCCCTGCCGGGGTGTATAGCAGGACGGGTCTTTTCTTCCGAGCCACCGATGCAAGTGCGCTACTAACGGGCGGAGTCCGGCTGGCATCGAAAACAAAAAGCCCTTGCAACTGCTCCCCGGTCGAAACCCCCTTTCGGGGGCGGGAAGCATGTGCAAGGGCTCTCGCGGTCGGTTTCGACGCCAACGGATCAGATTGTATCCATCCCCGTGGCCGGTGTCAACAGCGTTCTTCAAAAAAATGTCGCGTTAAGGGGGTTGGGACGTTTTGGCGTAGGGTCCATGGCGCAAGGTACCTTGTACCGTTTTGGCTTAGGGCGAGGGGATTGCTCCACTAACATTTGTTAGTGGAAGAAAAAAAGCCCCTGGGGTTTGCCATCCCAGGGGCAACTCAAACACAACTAAGGAGTGCCCTAATGGGCATCAACATTCTAGCACCGATCTGCCAGCATCTGAATGGTGTCGTTCAAGACAGTCATCTCCGTCTTCTTGAGCACATTCCAGATAGATCGACGGCCATGAATACCATTGTGCGACCCCTGGTGGCAGTCCTTGCATAGCGGGATGCATAGATAGTGCAGGCCTTGATCAATATGATGAGCATCCGACGGAGCTGCGTGACCACAGACACCGCATGGCATGGCTTTGATGCTTGCCAAGTGCGCTCTATCTGCGGCTTTTAAGTTCTTGCTGTTCATGGCGTTTTGGTTCCGCCTTCGTATAATTTTGCGAGCCCCATAAACACCAGCTTGCTGCCTAGGTCTTCGCCGGTATCAAGTGTTACTTGCGCTAAGTAGTACCCCCACTTAGACGCCTTCTCCGTTTTGATTGTCACGACCTTGTTAAGCACAAAAGACTTAGTCGTATCTGCGGCAAGCTGATAATGAGGCTGTCCCTTTTCAGGGGTGTCAATATGGGCGATCCTCATCCTTTGTTTCGTTCCAATTTTGAAACCAAGGTCAATGATTACATCAATTGTATCGCCATCAACGACGTTAACTACCTCTGCTTTATATGTATACATACAATCACCTTATCTTTGTCTTTTAATTGCTTGAATTGATTCAAAAATTTTATCTATAGAATTAGATGTTAAGTCTTTATAATCAAATTGCTCTCCATCTTGATCATAAACAACCATTCTAATAAAAACTCTTGTAATTTCAATTTCTATTGACCATTCGTCAGGCACTTGATCTTTCATATCTTCAAGTATTGACTTTGGTTTTGAAGTCTTGCCTTTTATATATTCTCCAAGTGTTTTTGTCATGTCTTCTCTCTCTTATGTTGACGGCACTGCTCTTTAATGTGTTGTGGTACGTCCGGTGCAAACTCAGCTACACCACACGGATCGCTCGGCGCTCGCGGAATAAGGGCTACGATGACCGCCACGGCTACGGCGAGGATTGCCAGTACAAGTTTGTCTGTGATGCTCATCATTTCTCCGTCCAGCGTCCGCACACATTGCAGCGGATGCCGACATATTGGGGGTGGGTGCAGTGGTCGCAGCCTGCTTGGTACTGCTGCTCTAGTTCGCCCCAAGACTTTGGGTGGTACTCCTCCGTCAGCGGCTTGCGCTGGGGTGGGGCGGTGTATAGCGGCGCAAGTTCATACCCTCTGTTTTTCCAGTACTTAAAGTTCGGTGGATCGCTGGTTTCAAAGTTCTTGCCAAGTTTGTACTCTCCAAACTTTCCGTCACCAACCACTGCCCACGCCACCGGCTCCTGCTCCGGCTGCTCCAGCGCGGCCAGTGCTGCCGTCAGCCGCTCGCGCTCCTGTTCCAATTCGTCCGCATACCTCCACCCCTCCCGGCACGCTTGGCGCAGGTCTGCTATCTCTTCCTGCTCCGGCTGCTCAAGCGCGGCGCGGAGGGCGGTGATCTCATCGGCGAGTTCCTTCCTGTTTCGCCGCAACCACTCGACCTCTGCGATAGCGCACTCAGGATGCCACTTGTAGCATTCGGCGCTGTGGGTGGTAGGCCTATTACGTTTTACTTGCACGGTGTCTTTAGTCATTTTTTCTCCCTTGCGCCGATGGCTTTGGCGCGTTCGATGCGAAGCCTTGCCCAAGGCGGCGCCACACTCATCCGCTTGTGGATCGGCCTCCCCATTTGTCGGTCTATGCTGTCGTACCGGCGCGAACGAGATCCCCAATCTGACACGTACACAACCCGCAGCCCGAACAATGCAAGAATTTTTCGGATCACTTCAGTCCCCTGTTGTAGCGCTCTGCTGCCCCAGCATCGTCGTACTCTGCTGGATCGACCACCGGCTTGCGCTGGGGTGGGGCGGTGTAGAGTGGCTCAAAACCTTCCCACTTGTTGCCCGTGCAGGCCATCACGGTTCGATGGTCACGGAAGATCGAATCGTCGCCATCAGGGGACGGCAGATACCACGCCACCGGCTCAGTCGGTGACAACTTGTCACCATCTTCCAGTGCGGCGCGGAGGGCGGTGATGGCGTTGAACCTTTGATCTTCTTTTGATGCCGGGTATGGGTTCATGGCTTCCAACGCCTCCAGCGCTTGAATAAGCACATCACGTTTTACTTGCACTTGCTGTTTAGTCATTTCTCCCCCCTTGCGCGGATGGCTTCAGCGCAAGCATCGCCGTCTGCATGTGTCCATCCGTCACACACCCTCGCACACGCCTCACGCTCGGACTTCACCCTGATACGAACTTGCTCGATGATGGTATCGGCTTGCCACTCGGCAATCTCGGGGCACAGTTCCATTAGCCAGCCTTTGTTCATTTTTCTCCCCTTGCGCGGATTCTTGCGGCAAACACTTCGCCGCCCTTGACCATGCCCTTCGCCTCGCAGGCATTCGCACACGCCTCACGCTCGGCTGCGGCGACAAGGTTGGCGAAATACTGAAGGTCTTCGATGATTAGGCCATGCTCAGTCAATTTAACGTGGCAGTGCAACTCAGCCTCCCGCGCCATGCGGATGATGTCGTCTCTGTTCACTGCAATTCCTCCGTCAGTCGATAGTCCTTGAAAACGACGCCTTTCGATGCGTCGCCAACCTTGCAGGCTTTGACCCAGACCTGCTTTCCGGTCCTGCAATTGCGCCAATGGCCGCGACGATCGTGCAGCCTGGGGCTGGCATGAGTGCCACCTTGCGGCGCGTTCTTGACCTGCTTCGGGCCGATCTCGACAGTGTGCCAGTCGAAGCTGATCGGGCTTTTACCCTTCGATGCTCGCTTGCGGTTGATGAATGAATCGGTCGGGATAGGCTTGAAGGCTGTCTGCGACCGCTCGGCTAGTTTGAGCAGCACGGCGCAGACCATGCGGAATACTGGCCGCACATCTTCCTGCGTGATGGCGTGATCCTTCCGGTAGTAGCGGATGCCCTCATCGGTCAGCAGGTAAGCGAACGGCTCCATGTATTTGCCATGCCACATTGATGCGCCACCGACCGCAACCGAGTCCGCGCCCTGCGTCAGCCACAAGGCGAAGTCCTTCCTATCTTGGTCGAGGCCGACGATGCCGGTGCGCGGGAATGGCAGGTTCAGCACGATGTCATTAGCAACCGTGCCACCCTGCCAGCGTTCCATCTGGCCGACATCGAACCACATTGCAGTCTCAGGCTCGGGAGCCATGCGGACGGCTTTCTGGATCAGCGGGGTCATACCGGCCCCTCCACACTCGCCCACCACTTCGGGTGCAGCCGCTGGCCCAAGTCATCGAACCAGATGTCCTCCGGAGGCTCATCCCTGCTAGCCTCCTGCTCCATGCTGGCGAGCTCCATCGAGCCGTCCGACAGCACGACCAGCACCCGCTCTCCGTAGGCCGGGTGGCGCTGGTGCGCCTTGTTCCAGACGATGACTTCTGTGCTCATGGCTGCTCCTTTACAAAAACGCCGTCTTCCCTAAGCGTTCCCTTGCGATCCTTAATTTGCGAGTACGCATGGTTCAGCGCCTGAACCATATCCACGCCAGCGAGATCTGCTCCGATAATCAACGTCACCAAGATGTCGCCGTATGCATCAAGAGCCTCTTCCTTGTCATTACGATGAAGCGCCGATATAAGCTCAGTAACTTCCTCAAGCGTCTTGATGGACTGGGCCATTGCAGTGCTGCGCGGGATGATCTTGCGAGCCTCTGCCCAGCGTAGTACTTCTAGCTCTGTAATTCGATAGCTGCTCATTTCAAATCCAAGATGCCGCAATGTCGCGGCGAGGAATGACAACTGATGGCTTGTTTTCGTTTTTGAGAACAGCCGGCTTTTTACTTCTGTCAATCTTTATCTCTTGAGGAATAGTGATTAGATATTTATTCTTAGAGGCAGTTGCCTTGTGACCATTCGGTCTAGGCCCAAGAGCCAAGACTCTGCTGCAAGGACCAAAGCCAACAACAAACGAAACGATATGGATGAGCCGCCTACTGATCAATGAATCCATTGCCTTGATTGAGGATCTCCTATCCATCGCCAGATCAAGATCTCCGAAACAGACAGGGCCATTTTTCAGTGCAGCCATAAGACTGCGCTGGTCTTTGGTGACATGCCTCGTGTCTCCAATGGATCTGCGAAGCTTGTCCATGTATTTGCTTAAATCTTTGTTTTGGTCGTAAGCAGCCAAAACTTCAAGCGCCGACTTCTGAATTGGTGTCAATTTATTTCCTCATCAGTTCCGTGATACGCTCGCGCAAAACAACCCCCATATCACGGCCTTTGATTGCGATCATCTGAGCTTCCTCGCAGTCAAAGACGACCTTGGCGGCATCTTCAATGCCTTTGTTGTATCCAGATGCGTACAGGTCTTTCCCGTTCAGGAACATTTCTATTGCCTCCCTGACAAGGGTCGCTGCCTTCCTGTGCTTTGCAAGGTCTCTTAGTTGACCATGTACATCAACAGGCAGGTACAGCGAATAAGGGATCATCTTTTTTTCCATTGCTCAAACTCCTTGGAAATTTGCTCCAACTTGACTCGGCTTGCCGGCTTGGTCTTGAGCTCCGACCGCGAAGACACTTTGAGGTATTCGCGCAGCCATTCAGTAGCATCAGCTTCGCTCTCGTCGAACACCTGTGCTTCATCATGAAGAAAGCGCCAGAACTCAGGGTCTTTACACAAGATGCCAGCCGTGCGAACAGCTCTGGCCCCAGCAAACTCATCCTCGCGGTTCATGGGCGTCTCGTCTTGCGCGAGTCGAACCATGACAACTTGATACCGCGCACCAACCCAGTCCCGAAGTAACTCCTCCGGGATTTCGTCTGGATGTAGACACAAGGTTAAGACATATCCGGTCTTGTCCTGCTTGAGCGCAACCTTGACCGCTTCAAATTGGAGCGTATTCATTGATTGCCCTTAGAAAGGAACGTCCGAGTCGTCAGCGTCGGATTGCTGGGCAGGCTTTTGCGGCTGACGAACAGGAGCGGGCTTTTGATACTGGCCCTGCGGCTTGGAGTACGGCTCAGCGATAGATGCCGAGTAGCAAAGTTGGCCGTTGATCGTCTTCTCCCAGCAAGACACAGTAAGTTTGACAAGCTCTCCTTCAGACTTGCCAATCATTTGCTGGAGAAACCCTGCGTCAAGGAAGATGTCGCCCCGATAGTCGGGGTGGGTGTCGGCTGACTTCCTGTTGTTGGGCCACAGAGTGCCCGTGTTCGGGCGGGGTACGTAGTTGCTCATGCTGCCTCCGAGAAACGGTTTTTAGCTTTGGAAAATTCGGCCATCAGATCCTTGAAGAAGGACGCATCGTGCGCCTTCACGGCGTCGAACAACTGCTTGTTCTTCTTGAAAATCTGCATGACATCGTCTGCGCTTTCGGTCATTGCGAGCGCACCTTTGCAGGCTTTCTCAATAACACTGAGCCAGTCCTGCGAGTCCGGTGACACAGAAACCCTAAGCTGCCAGCCCCCGCTTTCGCCATTCATATGACGGGGCGGCGGCACAGGAACAGCCTTGGGCTTCTGCTCTTTTGCAGCCGGCTCCGAAGCGTCGATGATGTCGTTCTCGACGATCTCCATGGCAGCAAGCCACAGATAGCGGCGCTGATAGGATTCGACCGCGCCCAGGTTCTGAATGGGATGCGCCCCCTTCAGATTGGCCTCGGCCATGGGGCTGGTGATGGTCATTGATGACCCATCTTCGCAGTCTGTGATGGTCAAGGTAGCAACGTCTTGACCAAAGCTGACAACCGAAGCCAAGTCCAGATCGTAGAAGATCTGCATGGTCTGCGGCAGGAAGTCGCCCAACTCAAAGTACTTGTAGCCAGCGAACTTGTTTTCGCCGCTCTTCTTGAGTTCCTGCGCTGACAGCAGGATCCTCGCTTGCATCAACTTCTTGAGTACCATTATTTCGCACCTTTACGATATACGCGCTTGGGTTTGTTCCTTGATCCGGGCGGACGGCCACGGCGCTTGGGTTGTACGGCGGGCTTGATAGCTGCAACCGTCTCGACAGAGGCGGGCTGAGCCGGGGCGGCAGGTGCATTGATCTCGATCAGCGTGGCTAGGTAATGACGCGCCTTTGCAAGATCCTCGATGCCGTTCTTTTCCTTGTGACGGCTGACATACTTGACGACGCACCCCTCGAGGTAGCCAAGATCGTTGGCCGCAATGAAATCCCAGGGCTGAATCTTCTTGTTCATGTAATGCTCGCCGCCGATTTGTTGCTGATTTGCTGACATGGGTTACTCCTTGGTTTGGAAATCCCGCCATTGCTGGCAGTACTGGCTTACCGAGCAGAAGCTCGCACAGCGGACTCGCTCGCCGGGACGGGTCTCAACTTCATAACCCTTACCTAGCTTGTCTGCTGTTGCCTTGGCTTCTTCCTCGGATTCGTGCAGCGACTTGGCTCGGACGTTGCCAACCTTACGCACCGCATAAACAGTGGGCCTTTCCCACATTTGCTCGGGCGTACAGTCGGGCAGCGCTTCGTCAGCCTCCATCGCAAATTCAAAAGCAGAATGATCGGCAATGCGGGACAGAACAAACGCCTCGCGCTCTTCAGCAGACCACAGCTTGATCGGCAACTCCTTGATCGGCGCTTCCGGGTAGCCATCCTTGGTGCCAGCCTCCCGGCGGCTCCAATCGCGGATGATTGCCACAATTCCAAGATCGCGAACGGTCACGCCCTTGGCCTTCTCAGCAAGGTAGGCATAAACGTTTAGTTGCCACTCCCAGTCGATCTTGTCGTTCATCACCGCCCAAGCGCTGGTTGTCTTGTAGTCGCGGATGCTAACCGTACCGTCATCGTTCTTGATCTGAAGGTCCACGGCTCCGCTCAGGTGCCAGCCATCGACCTCGACATGGATGCGCTCCTCGATGACATGGTTGTCGTCCTTGCCGTGCTCCAGAACCTGATGTACGGCAGAGCCGAACATGGACCAGACCATGTCAGCAACGTCTTCCTCTAGCTGATCGTAGAACTTGTTGCTTAACGCGACAATTTTTGGGCTGTTGATCAGCTGGGTTACGCTAATGTTTGCCCTTCCCCTGCTGTAGGTCGGGCGCTTCAGAACATTGACAATGGTCTGCGGCAGGTTGAACTTGTTTGTGAGTTTCACTTGCGCTCCTTGGTTGTGAAGCAGATTGTGAGGCAACTTTTTCCCGCTGTCAACAGGTTGTACCCACTATTCGTCATCTGTTGCGTTGCAAGGCTCTGGATGCTACCCTGCTTTCATGCAAAAGCCAATTCAGTTGTTGTTGCCCTGGCCCCCAAGCGTCAACCACTACTGGTTGCAGCGAGGCAAGGCTAGGTTCATAAGCCCTAGGGGCAGGGCTTTTCGGCAAGCGGTAGCCGAAGAGTGCGCCATGCAGGGGGTGACCCCGCTAGATGGGCGGCTCGCTGTGCATGTAGCGCTCTGGCCTCCTGACAAGAGGCGGCGGGATATAGACAACCTGCTGAAGGCGCTACTTGATGCCTGCGAGCATGCAGGATGCTATGCAGATGACAACCAGATCAGCGAGTTGCACATCATCCGCCACGAAGTTCAGAGCGGCGGACGATGTACGGTTGTCATTCTTCCTACTTGATGACCTCGCGGCGGAGTTCCTTCACTGGCTCAAGCACATCCTGCTTGATTTGTTCGTACTCAGTGATTAGCTCTCGGCGCTCTTTGGGAGACATATCCTTGGAGCGCGACGTTGCCACCCGACGAATCTCGGCGTTCAGTTCTTGGAGATCTTGCTCGGTTTCGGTGATGTATTCGTACATGCCTGCAACATCGCCATGCTTCTCCAAGTACTTGTCCGCCGCTTCATCGTCTTCGCGCTCGATCATCTTCATGTAGGTCTTGTACTTCTTCTCTGCCAACTCCTTGAAGTCGTAGAACAAGTCCTCCCGCCCGCGAGGAATGTCTGGCCGCATGAAGCTACCGATTATTGGAGTCTCTCGCTCGGTCAGTTCTGGCCGGGTTTCCGCTGCCACTCCAATGCTGTTAGACATCCATTGCGCCATAGAGCCAGCGGTTCCGAAGATGCCTCGCACAAGATGATCGGCTTCAATTGGATTCAGTACACGCCTTCCATCGGTCCCCGGAATCGCCAGCAATTCGCTGATGCGCTTGCCAAGTTCTGAAGTGGATGCGGCGTATTGTTCTGCGGCCTCGACTCCCTTGAGCCCCTCTGGGGTAATAGGTCTTCCGGTGAAGAAGTTGTAGTTAATCGCCACCTCAAGCACCGGCTTCACGCCCGCAGGAATCGGCTCTGGTCCAAGCAGGGCATCACGCGCAGCCTGTCCAAGCGCCCGACGAAGACGCCTTGAATCGTATTCGTTCTCGGTTCCTTCGCGAGTCACTTTGTTGTAGATCAACTCGGGGATGACCTTGAAGAAAAACGCTGCGCTGGTGTTCATTGGCAGCATGATCTTCGTGCCGGGGATGATGATGTTTCGGAGCTTGGTCTGGTCATCCAATTCATCGTATTCAGGATCAGCGCCAGCCAGCATGCAATACAGCAGCGTCAGGCTGGTAAGCATTGTTCCAGTTACCGCAAGGCGAGCGAGCGCTTTCTGCCTGCTCATTCCCTTGAGCCCGCCGCCCATAAGCGCGTTAACCAACACATCCATCGAGTTGGCATACGCGCCCATGAATGGCACAAGCTTCACCGCAGCTTGAGCAAATCCGGCGGATCCGTGATGCAGGAAGTTGATGACGTTCGCGGCCTGATACAAAGCCTGGGCTTCATCTCCAGTCTCCGCAAGAACGCGCTTGTAAGTCGCCACCCGCTGCGCCATGTCGGAAGCGTCGCCGATATGATCAAGCGCTTTGATCATGGCCGAAAAGACATTTCGATTCATGATCCCAAGACGACGCTTGATCTCTGCCTCGGGCGTCCTTGCCGGACTATGGAAGCCGCCAATACCTGCCGCTTTAAGGATGTCGATAACGGGCTCGATATCTGCCCCGCCCATCTTGATGGCCGGCTGAACCAATGAGGTAAGGAAGCCTTTCCATACCCCGCCAA